TCCATACTTCATCCTGGGGCTCTCTCCACCCTTAGAAAACCCTTGTCCCTCTACTCGTATTTCGGCGACGGACGGTATGATCTGAAGATTGAAATCGACTCAAAATCGATCTTCTCCCAACAGGTCTCACCCTCCTTACCCACAACCCTAACCTTCTTCCCATCGCGTTCCTTTGTCCAGATACCCAGGTCCACACCAGCTTTGATTTGGCGCGCCTTCTCTCGGGAAAGTGATTCATTTTTGAAGCTGCGTTCTATGTTATTTGTCGCAGTCCAGGCTCCCCCTAATTCTTCGGGGTCCACGATCATGTTATCTGAGGTAACGAATCCTGTCAGGAAGCTATGCTCCCAGAATCCGTCCTCTTCACCTAGGAAACGAAGTAATCCAATATCTTCGTAATCTTTGAACTCGTATGGTATAGCCAGCAATTCCTTCTGGAATGCGAGTTCGTGGTTTACTGCCTTAAAAAATCCAGGCATCGGCATTTTAGGAGAAGTCTTGTTTATGTACTTCTCAGCCGCACGGGGGCAACCTTCCAAAGTTGCAACCTCGAGGTAATCCATTATGGTGAATTTGTGATCGGGAGGAGGGATAAGACCTAACCCTCCGAGAGACTGAGGTATGTAAAGCGGTGTACTAATATCCGCCTTCTTCAACCCAGTCCTCCTGTATGTAATCAACTTGTTTATCTGTATTTCGTTGTAAACGCGTTGGAAAGCTCTCAACATCGCTGGACGTGCCTTTTCTACGGCATGATCACCGGCAAGCATTTCAACCCCTTTTCGTCCACGTGCTTCGATCGTCTTCCTCCATTTAGTGTATCCTTCCAGATTGTTATTTCTAATAACCAAATCCTTCTGTTGCACCTTCTGTAGAAATTCTAATCTTGCACAATCGTCGGGTAATTGTTTGTATGCCGTGTGTTGTTGAGTGGTGAGCTTTTGTTTTACGTACGTGGTGGGACAGACCTTCTCACGCCGCAGTTCAGCCGCCAAGATTTCCAAATCTCGACGACTAAGCGGAGTCAGATCGGTCCCGTCGGTCCCTTGCCCGGATGAACGAGTGCCTCCAACTAGGAGACGCGAATTCATGGCCGCTCCCTTGACGAACAGTAAGTCAGGGGGGATTAGCCCGAGTCGGTTGCATAGCAACTTAGACCCGCTGGGTGGGAGGTTGATGAGGTTTTGCCCGTTATGTTTCATAAGCTGGTTTTTGCTGTATGCTTGGGTCTTATTAAACCAATATAGTTCACTGTTTATTATAGCCACAAATTTATGTGTATAATTTTTGCCGAGAGAAAACTTTAGGCCACACTGTTTGGTAACCTCTTTCCATATGTCGTAATGTTCATTAGAATAACACCAATAAAGAATGTCATCCCCATTAACACACATAGGTAGTTCCTCTAGCACACAGTATTCCTTTT